GTCCGCCATCGAGCACGGCATTCAAGGCGCGTATGAACAACGCATCTGGGCCTTGCTCCTCATGGCTGAAATGTGCAATGCTGATCCAACGCTAAATGTCTAGAAACTCTGGAGAGCGTCAAACGCGCGCTCTCCAGCCTTCTGGCCATCGTCAGACCGCTCGGCACGGCATGCCGAACAACAAAAAGCAACATGTCAAACGAACAAACAAACACAACTGATACACCTAAGCCGATCTCAGTCTTGATCTATCGGGCCTTCGCGCCACGTAGGGTCGACGAACTCTCCAAAGCACTCGCCATCGTGCTTCAACACAGCACGCAGGACTGCTTTGCCGAGATCATCACTCCCACCATGACACTAACATTCCGTTGCAACATGCCAATCACCGTCAAGACTCCGACGCTTCGCTAGTTGGCTTAAGTAGCTTTAGCCAACAGCAGACGCGCTGGTGCGCAAAATGATCGAAAGAACCTTTTGACATTTGGCGCGTCTGCGCTAAGGTGTCCTCGATGCGGAAGCCATGGGTGTTCGCATCATGTTAGTTGTTGTTGTTCGGGAATTGCACGTGGCCCCGTTAACCGTGCAGCTTTTTGTATATGCAAACATTTTTACCCTTTGCAAATTTTGATAAGTGCGCGAGCGTCTTGGACAACAAGCGACTCGGCAAGCAACGTGTTGAGACGTTGCAGATTTTCAATGCGTTAGGTGGAAAAAGCAAAGGCTGGACAAACCATCCAGCTGTTCGCATGTGGCGTGGCTATGAAAGCGCGCTGTTCCAGTATCAAGTTGCCACAGTTCGTGAGTGGCAACAAAGAGGATTTCAAGATACGTGTTTGCACAAGACGGCCCAGGCCTTCGGTGTAACGCGTGAGAATTTGGAGGAGAAGATGAGCGGCCCGATGCCACCATGGCTCGGCATGTTCGAACTCCATCAAAGCCATAGGTCGAATCTAGTTCGCAAGGACTGGACGCACTATGGTCAGTTTGGTTGGCCCGAAGATGGCACGTTGCCATACGTCTGGCCAGTGTAAAGGTAACAAGCAAACAAGCAAAGCCATGAAGAAAACATATCCAGTCGCCCATGTCCGTGATAACACATTTGAGCCGCGCGAAGCCGAATGGCGCGCGAAGCTCGGCCTCAGTCAGCACTGCCCAAAGAACGTGTCGACAAAGTGCGTTGCCAAACGTGCCATGCTAGTGTTCACCGTCGTCGCTACAATCATCCTCGTCGCTATCGCTTATGTTCTCTAAGTCAGACTATGTCAAACCACCCTATCGCCTTCTTGAAGAGGGCGAGCGGGTGATGGATGGTGATATTGCACACAGCATGAACTATCCACCAGGACTTCATTGGCTTAAAATCTCCAGCAAGTTCCCAATCTACAAAGGCGACCGCGAACAGTTTAAGAACGTCGTTTATACAACAACTAGACCACCATGTACAAAAAATGCAAATGGTGCAACGGCACCGGACGTGACAGAACAGATCCCCACTACCGCTGCGCAGACTGCGACGGACTTGGAGACGTTTCCACCTGTGACAACTGTGGAAGAGCATTTGAACGATGCGATTGCGAGTCTTCAAATCGCCCTGAAGATGCTGAACGAAAACAAGAAGAACTGATCTATGAACCCGAAGAAACTTAAACTACCCAAGGCCACCGTCGACAAGATCATTGAATCTTACGGCGTTGGAAAACACACACTGTGCTGGTCACGAGGCCAACCAGTTGTCATTCATCTCTCGCGTGCGCTTAGTGTGGCGCACGTTATGGAGAACGTGGACAAACGCACAGAAGAACAGATCGTTAGGAAACTGAAAGGAGGTGCGAAGTGAGTGACACGCCGAGAACGGACGCTGCTCGTTTGAAACTGGATTCAGACGATTCTAGCTGTGCTATTTACGCGCACACCCTTGACGGCTCATCTTATCACGGTGAAGTTGTTCGAGGCGATGAAATGGCGATCCTCGAACGCGAGAACGCCGCCATGCGAGAGGCGATCGGGGATTCAGATGCCGCGTTGCGCAAATGCCTGAACTACATACTGAGGCTTCCGCTTTCTGGTAGTGATGCCGAATGTGAGACCATGGATGACGCGCATCACGCCTTGCGAGTCAGACACCCACTACACCGACATCATCTACCCACCACAATGAACAGATCCACCACCATCAACGACGGAGGCCCGGCTTTTCCGGTGCCTGACGTTTATCACCCCAACGGCCAAATCGAATACGGATCGCCTGGAATGTCCCTGCGAGCCTACTTTGCGGGGCAGGCTTTGACGGGTCTGCTGGCAAATAGCGAAGGCGAGCGCACTTTTCACGAAATTGATTGGGCTGTCTGTGCTGTTCGTCAAGCCGACGCCCTGATCGCAGAACTCAACAAGACACAACAATGACCCCTGAAATTCTCGATCTTCTCTTTGAACTTATCGACACCAAAATCGCTGAACACGTCGCAGAAGAACGTTCCAACGATGGAGGTTTAATAGAATCTGTCAAGATTGATAACATTAAAACCAAACTCCGAGCACTCGTACAACAATGACCACCATCGAACAAATCAAAGACGCCTGCTGATACCATGAAACACTATCCTAAAAGTCCAGAAGAACAAGACGCCAACGGTCGAGTCGGCGCTGTCTGTCTCTTCCTTGGCCTGTTCGTTTTCTTTCTCCTCAAATCCTGTGGAGCTTACGACAAGAAGTATTCAACCATTAACAACCATGTCTCTCCTACCATACGCAACGCCTGACGGCATTGTTTATTACGTTCCGGTCAAACGCTTTAACGCATTAGTCTCTCTCTTCCTTCAACACAACAAAATCGCCATGTTACTCTTCAAACGCATCGCCACTCCGCATCCAGAATCTGGCTACATCGTTTCCATCGACAATTTCATTACCCAGTCCATGCACTTGCCAAACTTGCGCGAAGCCGACCTTCCATTCATTGATCGTCAAAACGATTCCATGTTGATTCAAGATCGCTTTCCACACCTCACGCCGGACGAACGAGAATTCCTCATCTCTGGCCTGACGCCAGACGACTGGGAAGCTCTTCGCCTCTGAACGCTATCTCAATGTTCTTTCACAAACAGCAAAGAACCCTTTGACTTCCTGCCCGTCCCGCCTAAGATAAACCCCATGCAAGCACCAGCTATACCAGCTCTCGGCAGAGGCATTTGGCGCGAGCCAAAGAACACTGACCTTCACGCTTACAAGCAAGAAGCAATGTTCGGAAATCTCCGACCGCACAAAACAAACGGTGTAATGACCCTTTGTCAAGTAGTTGGAACCGGAGACTGGGTCTTCGTTCATGCCGACAACATCGAACCAATCCGAGTAATCACTGCTCGCAACAAACCTCCTGCTCCTTCCAAACCTGTCCGTCCCGCCTCCGAAGCCCGCATCGTTGCCAACATTCTTGACGGACTTCTTTAACCTCCAACCCGGCTGCGCCAGTCGCAATTCCTTCGAGCACAACCGCTCAACAAAACCTCGCTACTGAGCGCAGCCATTAAATTTCGGGAAGCACTTACGCCTCCCAAACGTCGGAGCACGACACGCCCAACAACTCAAACCCAAAACAAAATAACGTGTATACTGAATCCAACTCCAAAGTCGTCAGCAACAACAGCCTCGGCTTTGCCCTCAAAGTCCGCGTCCCCGCTGACTACGCTACGTTCGATGCCATCTTCGGCAAAGACTCTGCGCTGAACCTCGCCATCACCCACGTGCTCTATCACGTTTGGAACGGCCAGTTCCGTGAAGCCTTCGCTGCCAAGCTCTCCGAGCGTACCGGTATCGAGATCCCCACCGTTGACGGCACCGAAGACGGCGAACTGATCTCCGAGACCAAATACCTCGCCTACGTTCTCGCTCAGAAGGACGCCGAAGGCAAGCCCGTCATCTCCCAGGCTGACGTCTCCGCCCTCGCTGCTGAGGTCGCTGCCTCCATTGAAAACCTCCAGCCCCGTCAGTCCACCCGTGGCACTGGCACCCGCACTAAGGAAGTCAAGGAAGCCGGCACCCGCATCTTCAACAGCATCCAGAACGGCGAGCGCGCCCTCGAGGACTTCATCGCCAAGTGGGAAGCCGCCAACCCTGGCAAGGTGTTCGCCCAGCTCGGCGATACCAGCGACGTCAACACCTTCATCGACGCCGTGCATATCAACTCTCTGCGCATCGCCGCCGAGATCAAGCGCCAGCAGCAGGAAGCCGCCAGCCTCCTGTAATCAAACCGGAAAGTGGCACGTCGAGACCCAACCTCGGCGTGCCATTTTTCACATCCACCTACCACTATGGAACTCTACTTGCTCGTCAATCCCTACGGCGAAACCGCCCTCAAAGAAAAGCTCTCTCCCGAAGATCGTCAGCTTGAAGCCGACGGTGAACTCGAAATCTACAAGCTCACTTCCGTTTCCGACATCACTGTCGAGCGTGCAACTTACGATTCCGAAGACTCCGAAGGTTCCTTCACCGCTCTCGAAAAAGAAGTCAGCTAAAGTAGCTTTAGCCAACCGCCTGGGCAAGCGGTATAACTGCCCTCTTTCACTTAAGCTGTGAGCTACACGGTTTAAGTGAGGGAATGCCAACCCTCGGTGAGTGCAGGCGCATCCTGCACAGGTGCAGTTAGCCGAACTAACTGTGACACGCGGTGAATAGAGCCGCCGATCAGACGCTTTGGGCATGGGGCGTCTGGTCGTAGAGTTTCACGCCCTATCGGGCAATTAGACAATGAATGAAAAAGTGCAAAGCCTACTGAAACGGGCAGGTGTTTCAGGTGTTAACAAGCCGAAAGCAACGCCAGATCATCCGACCAAAAGCCACGTTGTTGTGGCCAAGGAAGGTGACCAGGTCAAGACGATTCGGTTCGGTCAACAAGGTGTGCAAGGTAGTCCTGACGGTTCCGCAAGGAACAAGGCCTTCAAAGCACGTCATGCGAGTAATATCTCGAAAGGCAAAATGTCGGCTGCCTATTGGGCCGACAAAGTTAAGTGGTAACTCTTATGCCATTCGTATCCAAAGCACAACGTGGTTATATGTTTGCAAACAATCCTGAGCTTGCTAAGGAATTTGCAGCAAAGACACCCAAAGGCAAACAACTTCCTGAGTACGTCAAACCTGCGAAGGACAAAATGCGAAAGAAGAAATAACATCGCGAGTGATACTCTGACAGGATGGACACTAACAAATACTCCTGTTCCAAAACTATGAGCGCGAAACCATTGGCTAACGACTTCACCGAGATCCTGCTGCTTATGGAGGAACTCGGTGGGAGGTTTACAAAGACGCTGACGCAACTGTATTTCTATGCAGATCTGCACAACAAACACATCATTCGCGAAGCGTTCGCAGATGAGTTTGACAGATACGATTCACTTCTTACCATAAGAAAAGGAACAACAAGAGAAAACCCATATGCCCCGAATCTACACAGAGGATCTAAAAGAACTCCCTGACATTCCAGATCGCTTTGGCGAAAAGAACTGGAGACGCTTCGAGCCAATCATCAAAGAAGTCATCAAGCGTTTCCCTGAGCCAGTCGTTTTCGTTCCGAAGAACATCGCTCCGATCACTGCTGTCTCCCGTATTCGTGACGCTGTTCGTGCGTTCTTGCATCCGACAAACAACTGGGAAAGCGAGATTGACCCTGCGCAAATCTTCAGTATCTGGCCTCAGGTGAATATCAAGATCGCTAACAAAACCCACGTTGCCATCGGACTAGAGCGTGAGCTTCTTGGCTTCAAAGTCGAGGACAAGATCGAGCGCATTCAGGAGACAGGTTTTGTGGACGCCACGAACACCGAGCTTTTCTTCGCTCTTCTGTGCTGCAAACATTTCGAACTGTTTGCACAACCTTTCAACATTCTCAACGCTACCGAGGAACAAGTCCATGAAGGTTCCATGCGCTATCCCAACGCGCCAATGGTTGATAATGGAGATGGCAGTTACACTCTGATATGAGCAAAAGCCTTTCACCTTTTCGAGGTATTCCTAAAGAGGAACTCGTTAACATTTCTGTCTTCGTGCCGCGCTTGCAGTATGAACAGCTGATGAGAACGTGTCTCGGTCATGGTGACATGCCAGGCTATCTCGCTTTCGCCTACGGGCACATCGTTAAAGAAATCCAAAACCAAAAACTAAACAAACAGTATGAGCCAACCCACAGAGAATCAGTCCGGTCTATCGTTGCAAGAATTCGACTCAGCAGCGTTGCTGAATGCCGATCTGAACAAGATGAGCAACGAAGAACTGACTGCGATGGTCAAGAAGTTCCAGCAGAACAGAACGAATCCTCACGAGATTCAGCGTCAGAAAAAGACGGCTGCGAAGAAAGCAACGGGCAAACATGTTGACCCTCTGGGAGGATTGCTGTAATGGGCTACGTCAACGCTGCTGTTATATTTAGTGGCGGCAGGAAGTATAAAGCCAGAGAACAATGTAACAGTTGTGGCAAACGTTGGTCACGCGATCAACACACGGCACCGTTCTCTCGCTGCGCAGAATGCCGCATTGAACTTCACAAAACTCGGCCAAAGAAAAAGACACACAAAAAGAAATGATCTATCTTGCTTCACCATACACCCACAAAGACAAAGACGTTGTTCATGCTCGCGTTCTTGAAACGCAGCGCGCAGCTGTTAAGCTGTGGGTCGGCTACGAAAAGATTATCTTCAGTCCTATCATGCACTGGCACCATGCTGCCATCGACAACGATCTTCCGACTGATGCCGAAAGTTGGCACGCTTACAACAGCGCAATGATGCGCCGCTGTGATGCACTCTATATTCTTCCACTCGATGGCTGGGAACAGTCAAAAGGTATGAAGGCAGAAATCGAACTAGCAGAACAACTCAACCTCCCAATTGTTACACTCAATCCCAACACCCTATGAACGAATTCCTCTCCTCCGATCTTGACATGGATCTCACTGGCACCGAAACGCCTAAGAAGATTCAGCCCATTGGTGAAATCCGTAAGCTGCTTCAGCCCATCGAAGGCACTGACGATTTCATTCTCGACGTTGACTGGTCTACGTTCAGCGGTTATCTGACATGCCCACGTCAAGGTGAGTTCTCCATGCTCTTCAGTCGTAACGATGGCGGCAGTGCTGCTCTGACTTATGGCCGCGCCATTCACCGTGGCCTTGAGCGTATCTACCATGCTCGTGCTGCTAACTGCGCCATTGACTGGTCGTCCATCATCTCCGACATCCATCGTGAATACGAGGGCATCGCTTATGGTGCAGAATGGCGAACACCAGAACGTGCGCTTGACACGCTCACAGAATACGTTGAAAAATACGGCAACGAAGCCTACTCAGTTCTATCGATTGGCGAAGGCACACCGTTCATCGAGAAGCCATTCAGCTATACGCTGTGCAAAGTTCCTGTCAACGCCACGTTGCCTTACACGCACGACCAGATCGTCAAGACGCATACAGGCAACCTTGATAAGGTGTATGTTCGTGACATCTATATCAACTGGACTGGCGTTCTCGACCTCGCACTGGTGTCTGCCGATGGCAATGTCTGGCCCGTCGATCACAAGACAACTTCGATGGCAGGCCCAGCCTATTATCGTTCGTTCGCGCTTAGCGGACAGTTCGTCGGTTACTGTGCTGCCTTCCGTGAACTGCTCGGCATCGTGCCGACCGGTATGATTGGCAACTTCATCATCGGTCGCAAGCCTTCCGTCAAAGGCAAGGGCAAGTCGCTTGAGTTCGAACGCCAGCTTTACCAATATCCTGAGTGGCAGCTCGATCAGTGGAAAGTCGACATGATTCACCACATCGAGAAGTTCATTCAAGACCTGCGCGTTGGTTACTTCGGCGCCAATCCTGTTTCTTGCTCCGGCAAGTACGGTCTGTGCCGTTACTTCACCACATGCGAGGCCGCACCAGAAGATCGCCTGACTCACCTTATGTCGGACGCCTACGTGTTCAACGTCTGGAATCCTCTGGCCGACTAAACCTTTGAGCGCGTGGCGGAATGTAAAGACGCAGGGTAGGACTCTCCTTATAAGTCATAGGATAGGCATGTCACCTGAGATGAGTTGACTAGTATATTCTCTTGCAGGTTCAAATCCTGCCGCGCTCACGCTTTCCCGTTAAAGAACCAAACCACACCACACCACATATATGCAACTCAAAGTCACACTCCCTGGAGAATTCACTGTCTTTAACCTTGAAGACTCCGCCACATTCATTGCCGCTATCTCACGCTCCAAGTCCTATCGGACTGAAGGCTGGGACAAAGACCAAAAGAAGATCATCGTTGAGGAAGCTGCCACGCTGACCATCGTTCCTGATGACTTCTGTGCTGACATCAAACCCATCGAGCCTATCGTCAAGCTTCAGGAATCTCTGCGCGCTGCCGAAACTCGTTGGATGGACTACTACCATAAGTCCAACAAGCTCGAGGCAGAACTCAAAGCTGCCAAAGCAGAACTCGCCAGCATTCGTGCTGCCGTCGCGCCTCCTTCTACTCCCACTCCTGTCAACGAATCTGACATCCTCTAACCTACACTCCTATGGAAATCGCCACACCTCCTGCGGCCAAGCCGCTGCCACCTAAGTTGCCGCTTCGTGCTGCTACTCCTGCCGGCCCAACACCACCACCGCTTCCCAAAGCGTTCAGCATGGCAAGTGCAAAGTGCTCTTCCAAGTCTCGCATCTTGCTGATCGGCGCGCCCGGCTCTGGCAAGACCGTCCTTGGTTGCATGTTGCCCAAGCCACTAATCCTCGACCTCGACAACAACATCGAAGGTCCAATCACGTTCATCACTGAGCAGAAGATTCTGACCGAGTCCGAAGCCAACGACGTCATCATCGTTCGTCCATTCATTGACGGCGATGGCAACCTCGTCAAGCGTGCTGATCGTTGGACATGCATGGGCCGTGCCATCACTGCATACCTCAAAGAATACCCTGATCGTCAAACCATCTTCATCGACTCGCTGTCTGCCGTCGTCGCAGCTGCCATGGATGAAGTTCGACGCCAGGGTAAGATCTACATTGCAGAAGATGAACTCGGTGACAGCAAAGACCTAAACAAGACCGTCGACGAGCCTCTTCGCATTCAAGACTGGGGTGCGTTCGTCACGCTTCTCGAACAGCTCTTCATCCGTCTCTCTGGCCGTAACCTTAACCTCGTCGTCTCTGCTCATACCAAAGATGACGAAGTCGGTGAAGGCACTGGCGTTTACAAGACCTTCATCAACTGCCCTGGTTCCTTCCGAGAAAAAGTCGCTGGCATGTTCAGCGAAAGCTGGCTCATCTCTCGTGAGATCAAAGGCGCTGGTGCTACTGCCACTTCCGAAGTCTACATCCAGACAGCAGCCGGTGGCAAACTCTCGCCTCTTGGCCTCAAGTCTGCCAAGCAGATCGGTGCCAAAGTCCTCGTCGATCTGACCAAAATCAAAAAGCTCTTCGCTCCATCCGCATGAACCTGATCTTTGACACTGAGACCACCGGCCTCCCTGCCAAAGGTCAATACAACAACCCTTCGCATCCTCAGACGCCGCGCGTCGTTGAACTCGCTGTGCTTCTCGTCGATAACGAAGGCGTCATTCAAGGCCATCTGAACACGCTCATCATCCCTGAGAACTTCGAGGTTCCTTATGCCGCATCTGCTGTGCACGGTATCACTACCGCCATGGCTTACGAGCAAGGACGTCCATACGAAGAAGTCATCACGGAGTTCCGTGACCTGGCCAACAAAGCCGATACTCTTGTTGCGCACAACATCACCTACGATCTGCTCTGCATTTCTGGTGACTTCCTGCGCTTCTATGGCAAGCTCCCTAACTTCACACGCTTCTCGCAATACTGCACCAAGGAAGCGACCACACCGATCTGCGCTATCCCAGCTTCCTGGGGCCGTGGCTTCAAGTGGCCGACGTTAGACGAAGCCTACCAGCACCTCTTCAACGCTCCAGTCGTTGGCGCTCACCGTGCCATGACAGACGTTCGACACACAACCCGCATCTTCTTCAAGACCAAATATGGACGTAACATTCCTCTGCCAGATTCGCCTACCTGATAACGATCCTTCGTCGTTGGCCGGCATCTCGGAAGACATCACGGACGAACTAACCAATGCTGGTTACGACGTCCTCTCCATCCGACCTTGGTCACGCGAAGGCGTCTCATCACCCGAGTCTATCGCATCCGCGCCAGTTGAACCCACCTCTCCTGGCTTATTCCTTTGACGCAATCACGCGTCGAACGCTGGCATCGTCTCTGCCTGACAGCATGGAAAGACAGCCACCAAACAAACAAAACAAAATACGACAATGAGCGACATCAACGAAATCGACCCCACCCTTGACGAAAACGAATTCGACATCGACCTCGGCGGTATCGACACGACCATCCCGGTTCTCGAAAAAGACCCGAAGATGCGCCTCAAGATCAAGAAGGCCGAAGTGAAACCGAACAAAAAGAAGAACGGTCGCAACCTCGTGATCTACTTCACCAACGCGGAGCCTGCTACCAGCACCTCAGGCGTGACCATCCAGCCCGGCGAGTCTCTTGTCTCCAAGTACTTCGCGCTCCAGGCTAACCCTGAGCGCGTCGGCGAGGAAGGTTACAATCCCGACCGCTGGAAAGTTGACCTTTGCTCCTTCATCGACGCCATCTACGGCACCGATAAGGACAATCGTCCTCGGTTCAACACCGATCTCGTTCTCGACCTCAAAGACCGCGAGGTCGTTGCCAAGGTGGACATCGAGAAAGGCGAAGAAGGTGGCTCTTACGGTGACAAGAACACCGCGAGCAGCTTCAAGTTCGCTCAGTAAGCTAGTCGGCTAAAGTTGCTTTAGCCAACTCCGGGGGATGCGCATCCGTCCAACGCATATAACTACTCACGACTATGTCTGACAAAATCCTTCCATACACTTTAACGAAAGACCACGCGCTTGGCGCTGGTGAAATCAATATCGACGCACTGTTCGTCGGTAACCGTATCCGCTCTACGACGACGGAAGATCTCAAGTACATTCAGGAAGAGCTGGTACCTTCCATCGGACAGCATGGTCTAATTCATCCTATCACTGTCACATGGAATGACGTTGAGAATCGCTTTGAACTGATCGCTGGTTGGAATCGTCTCCAGGCTTTCAAGATCCTTGGCTACAAGAGCATTCCGTATTCGCTGCGCGAAGCGATGAGCGAAGATGATCTCATGCGGTTGGAGATCGAGGAGAACATTCGTCGCAAGGAAATGCGCTGGCAGGATAAGGTGCTTGGCGTCTATCGCGTGCATTGCTTTGAGTCTGAAAAAGCTGCTGCTCGCCACACGAATTGGACGCTTCAGGCCACGGGCAAGATCCTCGGCGTGACCGCTGCGTCGATTTCCTATATCCTGCCGATTGCCAAGGCTCTGCTGGACAAGGATGAAGAGGTGATGAAGTGTGAGAATCACACAGCTGCTTACAAACTGCTGCTTCGTCGCAAGGAAGCAGAAGCTTTGAAGCTGTTGCATGAGCGCACGAAGCCAGGCTCAACGACAGAGCCGGCCAAGATTACATCGACTACGTCGCTGACCAAACCTTCCGCTGTGCAGATCGCTAAGAAGGAAGCGGAGAGTGGCGTGCTTGGCGGTGACGACATGGACTTCGACATCCTGCCTTCGACTGCTACGATCATGGCTGCACAGACTCGTGCAACTGACTCGCTCGTCAAGCAGAAGATTCCGCTCAGCGAACGTCTTATCAATGCTTCGTGCCTTGACTGGATGGAGCAGTGCAAGCCTGGTATGTTCGATCTCATCTATACCGATCCTCCGTTCGGCATTGACATGAAGATGCTTGATAACGTTCAGGGCATCGAGATCGTTGAGAAGTCCCATCATGTGGACGAGAACCTGTGGCTGCTTGAGCGTCTCATGCCGCTGGCCTACAAAGTGCTCAAGGATGATTGCCATATGTTCATGTGGTATGATATCGTGCATCAGGAAAAGCTCACGGCCTGGGCCACGGCTGCTGGCTTCAAGGTTCAGAACTGGCCGTTGCTGTGGCTCAAGCCTGCTGGCGAAGCCAAGAACGATGCGTCATATCGCAACTTCACCAAAGCCTGCGAATACATCATGGTGCTGCACAAAGGTGAGACAACACTGCGTAAACCACACGCCGTCAACTGGTGGATTGCTAGCGTTAAGGGTGAGCGTAATCAACAGCTCAATCCTTTCCTCAAGCCTTTCAGCATCTCGAAAGAACTCATCGAGTCCAGCATTGTGCCAGGCATGAAGATGCTTGACTGTTTCGCTGGCGGTGGTTCACTTGTTCGTGCTGCGGTCAACCTCGGCATCGAAGCATACGGCATCGAGAAAGACAAAGACCAGTTCCCTGCGCTGTATGAAAGCATCAAGTCGACGTATGTTGACATCACCGGAGGCAACGTTGAATTCTCATGAGCCGACCACGCAAAGACAAGACGCCCACGCCGTCCAAGTCTGATGCGGTCACAAGGAAGACTCTGGCTGAAAAGCTGGAGTTCTTCCAGGACTGCTTAGCATTTGTGAACGAACTTGCCAACCCTACACCTGACCAGCAATCATGGTCGATGTGGGCATCTGCCAGAATCAACACCCTTGAACTTGAACTATGCTAAAGACACAACCAGCTATTCTTCTCGACGACCAAAAGATCGCAGTCATCTGTGACCACCGTTCCTCTTATGATGTCGCGCAGAACCGTCCATTCACTGGGCCGATGGGCGAGACGTTCCTCAACCAACTGCGTAAAGCCGACATCAACGTTGCTGCCTGCTACCTGGCCTGTTGCAACGATAACCAGCACGAGCACGTGTCTGTCGATGACGATGGCGTCGTGACGAATATGCTGGATCTTCGTGTTGATCTTACCAACTATCAACCCAACCTCATCCTGCTCGTCGGACGTCTATCGCTTCGGCTTGCAGGAATTCACAAGACACTTGACGTCTATCGTGGTAGCCTGTTCATCTGCGATGATTCAAGCTCACCATTCTATGGCTTCAAGTGTCTTGCTGTTTATCCGGCAAAAGAAGCTGTGCGTGATACAGAAAAATCTGTCGCGCTCCAGTTCGACCTTCGCCGCGCCAAGCGTGAGTCAAGCAGTCCTAAACTCATCCTGCCTGATCTGCGATTGTTCCCTGATCTAAACTATCAGGATCTGATGGACAAACTCAAGGCCATCCAACCTGGCATGACGATCTCGGTTGACATCGAAGGTGGTATTCCTAATCCTGATAGCAAGAAGTATCCTCATACCAAGGGTATCACGTGTGTCGGCATCGCCACCTCGCCAACAGAAGCGTTCATCCTCAACCCATGGGACTTCTCTGAGACAAACGCTGCCGCTCTGATTCGTGAGTTCGGCCGCATCGCAGCTGACCCAAAGATCTACAAGATTCTACAAAACAGTCTATATGACAACTTTGTGTTTTGCTGGCTGTGGAAAGTTATGCTGCGCTCTGTTGTCTGGGATACGATGCTTTCAGGCTGGGAGCTTTTCGCAGAGATGCCGAAGAGCCTTGAGTTCCAGGTTAGCATCACGACACGTTGGCCTTACTACAAAGATGAAGGTGGCTCTGGCGACAAGCTGACCCACTATCTTTATTGCTTGAAGGATGCAGCCTACACCTACGAGATTGCTGAATCTCACAAACGTGCATTGAAAGGCCCATCGCTGGAACACTTCCGCTTCAACATGCGACTGCTTCCTGCAATCCTTTATTCTGAACTGCGTGGCATTCGTTATCGAAAGAACGATGCCGCACAGGCTCTGGCCGAAGTCAACTCTCAGCTCGCCATCATCCAAGCGCGTATCGACGCCATCGTTGGCAAGCCGCTCAACGTCAACTCACCCAAGCAATGCGTCGAGTATCTCTACAATACGCTTGGCTACGAGAAGCAATACAAAAAGGACTACAAGAATGGTAAGGAAAGCCTGACTGCTGACGTCAATGCTCTGCTCTATCTTCTGAAGAAATACAACAGTCCTCAGATCATTCTGCAAATCCTCAAATACCGCACACTCGACTCTCTTCGTGAAACACTTGAAATCACCACTGATGAAGATGACCGCGTTCGTTGTTCTTACAACGTGGTTGGCACTGACACTGGCCGTCTTGCTTGCCAAGGCTCTCCTACACGTTCTGGTGCTAACCTTCAAACCATCACAAAGAAGCTGCGCTATCTCTACTGCGCCGACGAAGGCTATGACTTCTTCGAGTGTGACTTGTCAGGCGCTGATGGTTGGACAGTTGCTGCAATGTGCCACCTCGCAGGAGACAGCACAATGCTCCGCGACTACGATGCCGGACTGAAGCCAGCGAAGATCATCGGACTCATGTATAACGAGTTCATGGAAGCGATGAAGCGTTCAAAATCCGCTGCTGCTAACTTTCGTTCTGAGATCAACAAACTCAGCCGCGATGAACTTCGCGTTATGTGCGATGCCTTCTCTACCAAGGGCTGGCTTTACGACGCATGCAAGGCTACGCAGCACGGCACTAACTACGCCATGAAGCCGCCTACCATGTCGGCAAACCTTCTTCGCCAATCTTACAAGAAAGCAGGTTCACCGATTTACGTCTCTGTCAAAGATTGCGACATCTTGCAGAAGCTCTATCTCTCCCGCTATCCTGGCATCTCGGCGATGCACCGTAACATCAATGGTCTGCTTGCGTCTGTCCGAAAGCTCACAGCTGCCTCTGGCAACACTCGTCGTTTCTTCGGCAATCCAAACGACCAAGTCACACAACGTGCTGCCTACGCGCATCTACCACAGCACAACACAACCTATGCGACCAAGCTTGCATTGCTTCGGCTGTGGGAAGATCCTGAGAACTGGCGCGGTGGCCTACCAATCATCGAGCCGCTCCACCAGATTCACGATGCTATCGCAGGCCAGTGGCCTGTCGAGATGCGAGACTGGGCAGTTCGACGTGTTCGCACTTACTTTGCTAACGAAATCAACATTGACGGTTACAAACTAATCATCCCATTCGAAGGCCACTGGGGCAGCGACTGGGGCAACATGCCAAACGAAATATGATACAACAACTTACCGACGCTCTTATGGGATACTTTGAAGTCAAACGCAAGCCGAAACCTGTTCTCCGCAACATGCGGAAACCGCACGAACTTCTACTTGCTGAATTGATCTCCTCTGACGGGCCTGTTCCTGTTCCAGTCGATTACGCAACCGAGGTCATCTTTGCAGACATCTGCATTGACGAATTCTGCGAAACGTTCCACCTGGAATACAAGACAGTCACCTACTCAATCAAAGGTATCAAAATCCATCGCGCATTCTACGAATTCTCCTTCAAATCCAACGTATGAAACCAATGCTCGCATTCAGGTACCAGGACAGAGGTCACAGGCTACCGGAGATTTTTCACGTTCAACCTAAGCTCAACGGCGTTCGCGCCTTGTGCCACAAAGGTAACTTCCAATCTCGCGACGAAATCCTCTGGCACGATGGCAAGCTTGAACACCTCGCTATTCACCTTCGTCACATGCCAGACAATCTCGTCTTTGACGGAGAACTCTATCTCCATGGTTGCTCACTTCAACGCATCAACTCTGCTGTCTCTGTCAAGTCCCGTCTCATCACCGACCTAACACCTCGCATTGAGTATTGGGTCTATGACGTCTTCGACCAGAAAAATCCAATGATGCCGTTCGAAGACCGCTTCGCCTACATGAAACACCTGCTTGACCCTATCTGCTCGCCGATCATCGTTTGCCCTACATTCCGTGTTCGTCGTGAAGGTGCCGAGCGTTTCTTTGCCAAGGCCAAACGCGAGAACTTTGAAGGCATCATGTATCGAGTCAGCGAATCTCCTTACGGCATCGTCGCCAACTGCACAAACAAGGAAAACCGTTGGCCTGTCCTTCTCAAACGCAAAGACTTCCTTGACGCCGAAGTCGTTGTCACTGGCGTCGAACACGGCGAAGGTAAATACACCGAGGCCATGGGCGCGCTAGTTTGTGAATACGAAAATGGTAAGACCTTTCGCGTCGGCTCAGGCTTCTCTGACGCTGAACGTTTCCGCTACATCATCGATCCTCCAATTGGATACAAAATTCGAATCAAATACGAAATGCTCTCCGACGAGGGCACGCCACTGAAACCAACCTTTGAAGCCTTTGTTGACTAACATGAATCAAGAAACAAAAAACCTCGCCATCAAAACCGTCAGCATAATCAACGAGCTTGACGAAAAACTCTCTGCCGATCTGCCCACAACAGACCAGACTCGTACCGAACTCATGCGCATTCTGCGCTCTCTCGAAGCTCTCATCGACTCAAACGGTGCTCATCCTCGTGAACTCGACATCCTCGAAGAAGCACTCAACATCACGAACGGTGATCGACAAGCAGACTACGGCTCAGCGGCACAATCCTTTGGACGCATTGCCGACCTCTGGACTGTCTATCTCGGCCCACGTCTGAACCGCCACCTAACACCTATCGACGTAGCTCAGATGATGGTGCTGCTTAAAGTCTCTCGCTCTGTTACAACACCAAAGCGTGACACCTTTGTTGACCAAGCTGGCTACTCTCGTCTCGCGCATGTCCTCGCAACAAATAATCACCCTTTCTGAACTTCGCAATCTTCCTCATGCAATCTTTATTGACGAATGCGAAGTCTCTCCTCCGCTTATTTATGAAGCACGTTACAAACTCTCAATCCCTCTGATTGGCTACGACCGTAAAGCATACACACATGTTCTCATTCGATCTTTCAACAGTAAGAAGAAACAAAGTGTTTCAATCTACGGACTAAACGAAAAAAAGCAACTCGACTCTGACATCGAATTGCCTGGAAGTGTTGAAGGAACCATTAGCCATTTCCGAGCGTTAGAACTCGCTGGCTATGACTACGTTCTTTCAGAAGACCCGTTTATTGACGAAGTCGGTTAAAGCTACTTTAGCAAACAGCATGAAAAGTTTCCTAGAAAATTACGAAGCGTTCACTTCTGGTAACGAATGCCCTAAGGTGTATCACACCTGGGGCGGCCTTGCTGCGATCTCGAACTTGGTGTCAGGGCGAGTCTGGACAGATGGTGGTATCTACATGGTTTTTCCAAACATGTATATCATCTTTGTCGGTGAGCCTGGAGCCAAGAAAAGCACAGCCATGCGGTTGTCGCATCGCGTGATCGCAGAGTTCAAAAAGATTGCATATGCTCCAGCGAGTATTACGAAGGAAGCATTGGTGCAAATGATGGCGAAAGAAGATTCACCTTGTAAGTTGGCTTTCCGCTATCAAGACAAGCCTGTGTTTTTCTCGCATCTTAGTATCTTTGCGAGCGAGCTTATTAACTTGATCAACGCTGGTGGCAATCCTGGTGGCATGATTGACTTCTTCACAGATGTATGGGATCGCTGCGATAGCGAGTTCCGTGAGACGACGAAGAACAAAGGTGACAACACTATCGTGCGACCATTCATCTCTATCACTGGATGCATGACAAACGACACCGTTAAGATGCTGCAAAGCTTGAAGATTATTTCTTCAGGCATGACGCGTCGGTGCTTGTTCATCCATGGCGACTTGGCTGAGAAGCCAGTTGCATTTCCTGACGTGACAGAAGAACAGCGAGAGGCTTTCAAGAATCTTGTTGCGCTTGGCGTCAAACTGCAGAATGTTTGCGGAGAATTCGCATGGGAGAACGAAGCCAGGCAGAAGTATGAAGAGTTTTATCATATGGTATGGCAGCAGAAACGAAAAGAGAGCAGCACGATCTTGAAGCAGTTTCTGGAAACAAAGCCAGAATACGTCATCAAGGTTGCCATGCTGCTCTGGCTTAGTGAACGATCAGACTCACTTGTCCTTACTGCTGAGAACGTGGTTAAGTCTTATAACCTTGTTACCAGTGTGGAGAAGGGTGGCGCTCTGTTGTTCGAGGGTGCTGGTCGTAACCAGCTATCTGCCATTGCTCAGGGTATCTACTCTGCTGTGCTTCGTCAACCAAAACAGATGATGCCAGTCAAGATGGTCTATCACATCTTTCAGAAAGATGCGACCATCGACGAGATCAAGAAGATCTTGGAGGACGAAGTTATCACAGAGCGACTGAGTCCAATCCTCAAACTGAAGGAACTTCCTGGCGAGTGGATTACCACTTATGAGAACTTCCAACGGATGAAGAAGGAAATTCCTACTGCCAAGCAGTAAGCTGTTCCAACATCTTGTCACGCTGACGTGCTGCCGCAAGACGGTTGCCTGTCGGAACTTGACCCAATGAGCGCATAACTTGATTTGCAAGCTGTGCTTCCATCGCGCCAGTAGGTGCCGGAAACTGAACGCCCATAGAGCGCAAAGTATCCGATGCCTGCTGGCGATCTTGTTTTGTAACTGAACGACGAATATCTTTTGGGAATGTCTGCTTGATAGCTGACTCAGCAATTTGCCTAGCGAATTCACGCTGCGCGTTACGGATGTCGCGTTGAAGCATTCCTGCATCAAGACCTTCCGACACAAATTCTGCAAACTTCTGACGAGCCGCAACTGGATCACTCTGCAACAGCTGAGCAATCTGGTCTGCGGCTTTGTTCGTTTTAGCCAGACGTTCTTGACGCTGATTTTCCAAGATACGCTCTGCGTCACGAGTCTTAGTCACGCGTCGCGGAGTCATACCAAAAGCGTACAGCAATCCTTCATTGTCTGTCAAGCCCATCTTTGTTCCGCGCACCGTCAGTGCATCGCCATGCGTTGCAAGTTCGATGGCCTTGCGTAGACCGACAGGAGCAACAGTCTTAGACAACTCTGCATAATCTCCAGTGACCATGCCAGAGATTCCTTTGAACGCAGAGTTCACCAAGTTTGTCGTCGGCCCAAACACACGTCCAGGATCAAAGCCGTTGAACTCGTTCATGCCAGGCAAGCCGGACAGGTTGAAGCGAGAACCGAAATCGACAGGCAAACCGACACGTTCAAGCAAGGCGTTCGTCGCACCACGCATAACCATATCCGCCATAAACCCGCCTTCTTCACCGTCAACATCCAGGGCATCACTAAGTGCATTGTAAGCACGTCCGCGAACATCAAGTCCAAGACGATCTTCGAGCAACGTCAGGAGAGGAGAAACAAACGGCATGCCCAACGCGCCAGCTAGGCCAAGTTGAACCAACGTCATCGTAGCCAATGCCTTTGCGTGCTGCCGCTTTGTTCCACGCTGCTGTTGCATCAACGTAGCTGGATCTGCAAACGCACCTTTCAAGTGTGTCGCATACATCGACATCCAGTTCAACGCATAACGTTGCAGACTGTAAAGCACAGCGCCAACATTACTGTTCTTGTAGAACTCTGGTGGACGACCGGCTCGGCCCGAAGTAAATGTCGTTTGAACAAGGAACCTGTCAGCTGATTCAATCGCTTGCTGATGTGTTAGGCCTTTCTCACGCGCAAGGCGATAACCAAGAATAGCCGCCATTCGTGAGTTCCAGCGAGTGAATGACCCATAAAGGTTCATTGACACATCTGCATAAGCCTTCAATGGCGCGCCAGCAATATTCAACGTATCGCCAACTAGACTACGCTGTGCTGTCGCTCCAAGCGAAAGATTACTAGAAGCATCGTCGCCAAGATTCTCAAGGAACGCATGGCTATCCATACGGCCACGTCGAGCCAAGATCTCCAGCATCTCACGCTCTTGCAGGTTACCCCAGTTAGTCCACTCATCGCGGCCCATCGTCTTACCTGCGGCTTTCTTCGCGTAGAACGCAGCAAGCTCTTTGCCGACCTGCGCCAGCATCTTAGTTCCCTTCATCACGCTGCCAGTCTCAAAGACAAGCTCAGGCAACATCGTGGACAGACCTTGTGAAAGCTCTGCGATATGCGTCGGGATGTTGAAGCCAAGATGATAAACGGCATTCCACTTTGTAAGCTGCTTGGCAAACTCACTGTCAGGTGTCAGATAGTTCTCGAACGTCTTTTTCACCTGTTCGATCTGTGGCAGATATTCTCCGCTACGGAGTTCTGGTGATGTCAGTTCATAGCGCATCTTGGACTGAGCCAAGCGATTAGAAAGCACTCGGCCCATCGTATTGATGTAATGCTGCCAACCGCTAACCATGTTCAAGTTCTCACGGCCCTCAGCAAGACGGCGAACAGGCAACGTAGGATTGGCCAAGTGAGCCTGACTAAGCCTTGTCAATTCGCCATTCAGATTCAAGAAGTCCACGTAACTCTGCGCGTTGCCAGCGAGAGCCGGAGGCAGAATCGTTTGCAACTTACGAACAAGTGTATTGTCCAACGTATCCAGCAAGGACGTCATACCTTCGCCGATATCCAGATCATAACGACGATCACGCTTCTTGCTTTCAAATCGGACTGCTCCGTTGTTTTTCGCATTCTCGCGCAAGGCAGCCAGCTCAGCGTCTGTCGAGTATCCATCAACGCTGACCTGCTTTCCGTTCGCATCATAACTGCGAAGCAGGAAATTGCCTGTTCGAATTTCTGGCGTATACCAAGGACGGCCATTCAGATTATTCTGCAAGCTGTTAATGCTGGTATTCAACTCAGCAACCATGGACTGAACGAACAAGCGGTTCTCTGCGTCTTTGACTGGATCGCCTGTGGACAAGTCTGTAGCCCATTCTGAGATCAGCTGCTGACGAACTGCGGGATCTTGTGTCCTTTCTGCATTCAACGCTTTGCTCACGATAGCAAGTGCGTCTTTATCCGGCACCATCTCACGAAGAGCTGTTGCAACGGCATGAACACCATCGCTGGCTTTCATACGCACGATGTTGCTATTCACAACCTGCAATGAACGCTTCTGGCCTTCTTGCCACATCTGCACGGCAGCACGTTCCTGAGCGGTCAGCGTGCTAAGACGCTGTGCCAACATAGGACTTGCGCTCGACGGATTCTGCAAAGGAAACTCTAACCGATTCTTGTTCTGCCAACGATAGATATCACTAACGATGCGCTCCACACGACCACCATTCGCGAGCAACTTGAGCAAAGGTTTCCTGGCTGGATCGATCTCAGTCCTGCCCGTAAGTGGATCATAACGACCAAAGATTGGCTCCATGGCCGACGACATGAAAGCTTTCTGTGCGCTCGGTGCATTCATCACCGCGTATGCCATACCGGAAATCCTAGGATACCTCGCAGCAAGCTGTTCAAGATAGACCATAGAGTTCGATGCAAACTCAGACATCTTCTGTCCTGTCGTCCTTGGCGTAGGTCCAACAAGATTCGGCCTAAAGTTTGATGCAAACGCATTTTCTTCTTCAATAATAGCCTTACCAAAGGCTTCGTCAACGGCTGAGATTTTTCCACTTGGCCAGTTACGCTGAGCTCGCTCAAGCGCATGTGCACTGTTCATACCTTTAACGGCATCAAATTGAGTTGTGCCATCACTAAATGTAATTTTTACATATTGTGTAAAAGGATAATTTTGATCGCCAAAGTTTTTTGACCTTCCTTCTTTAGAGAATCCCATCAAAGAATCTGGAGTTCTCGCGTAAGAAGCTGGCCTTGCCTCCATGCCCTGCATCCTCAGAACACCGTCATCTCCAAGCACCAAATCCGATGCACGGATCATCGACATGCTTTGACTATCCGTCTCCAAAACCTGCGAACTCTCTGCCATCTTTGCATAGGCATCGTTCACAGCTTCCTTCACATTCTGATAGTAATCCGTAAGCCGACGAACGCCTTCTGTATTCAGCGCTCCAGCCTCGGTCGGCAGCTTGAACAGCGCACCTTTGACAGCACCAACGAGATCTCGGCCCCATTTAGCCAACGACCTGAACCAATCACGGACAGGTGTCGGTGACGAAGCGGCAAACAACTCCAGATCACCCTTCTTCGCAAGTTCTCCCATGGCCCACATAGCATGTGCGCTTGCCTCAAACTCTTCCACATTCTTGGGCTGCATCATTTCCTGCAACTCACGAATATTGCGCACACCTTGTGGCAACGTCTCAGCAAACTCACGCAGCACAGATGACCAGTTGCCCTGATTTTCCAGTGCCCAAGTCCTAAAGCCTTGACGTTTCTGCATGGCATCTGCCGACAGTAATCCGCTATTCGCAGCCTGCTCGATGTTATGACCAATCTCATGTGCCAGATTCAGTGTCCAGCTTGTGAGCTGCTCGTTCCTGCCACGCATAGCAAAATCACGTGCAGCACCGAGGTAAACCTTTCGTGCCAACCCGTTAATCGTGCTCATGCCCAGCAATTCCTGGCCGCCAATCAACGCATCGTTAATCAGCCTGCCAAACTGCACACCGTCAATGGGCAAAACCTCTTTCAGCCTAGCCAACAACGGCATAGCAACGCGTTCAATCGCTTCGCCAGTCCATCCGCTACGCTCAAGCACACCACGTGTCAAACTCTCTAGCGTGAACTGCATCGACTCAAGCGGAGAACCGTCATTCAGCATGAAGCTCGTGCCTTCATTACTGATAATCCTCCAGTTCTCGCCGCTTGCCATACCAAACGGAGTCATCAACTTCAACTCGTTCTCAGTGAACTGTGCACGACGTTGCACTTCCCTGGCTTCAACCTCGCCAAAGGCACGACGATAGAACTCCAGCTTGGCAGTTTTCTCAGCCAAGCGCAGCGACATCCTAGTCTTAACCAGCTGTTGCACACGTTCAGCAAAGCCAGGCGTATCATAATAGACATTCCGCACGTTGTCACCAGACGCAAAGCCTTCAATGTTCTGAATAGCATGTTGAAGCTCATGCAACAGCACACTCTTCACTTCATAACCTTTGTTAATCCGTGTAGCATTCAGCCAGATATGCGGCACTTCACCTTGACCGCTTTGAAAGTATCCAAGATACCTCTTCTTCGGTGCCTCACCAATGCGAACTTCCATATTCGCCAACTGAGGATAACGCTGATACAACTCACTATGTTCAAGCAGATCTTTCAACTTCATCGTTCCAGTCGGCAGCAGGCCTTCAATCCGCATTTTTGCACGGCTATCGTTGATCTCAAACCGCCATTTGCCATCTGGCCCAAGTAGCCAACCAGTCTCTTTCCAGATCTTCTGACGTTCAGACGTCGAAATCTCCGCATAGTTCTTCCTACCACGAGACATCCTCTCAGCTTTGATCAACGCCGTAACGTCACCACCGCCACGAGGCCCAGCCAGCAACGGACGGAACTCAGCCTTGCCAGCAGCAACTTGCTTGCCAATCTCTGCAATCTGAATCAACCGATTCTGCATCGGCTTCGTCATGCCTTGAATAATAGTCCGGTCACCGCTCGTCAAGAAATCCCTGGCTTTCTGCATCACCTCAGGAGTCCAGAGCTTTTGAGCAACCTCAGGCAAACCCTTGATCTCCGTGGCCAACTGAGCCATTGCGCCATCAACCAGTTGGCTATCCACAGTTGTTGGAACTTCTTCCACCTTACCAGCAGTTTCAGTCGGCTTAAGCGGCTTAACGCCACTGGCAGCAGCAGCCTGTGCACGAACAGCTTTAAGCTCTTTGGCTGCCTGGACTTCGGCCAAGAACTCTTTAGACATCTCAGCGTTTGCTGGATCGCGAACAGCTTCGTCGATGATCTTCACGATGTTCTCGACGCTGCTGTCATTGCTAGCTTTGACGCGTTCTGCAACGCGAGCACGCATGAGAGGAGAGTTTTTCAGAATGCCTGTGAGATCTTGAACAGTGACTTCCTTAACGAACTTCAAGGCTTCGTCAAGAACGACGTTGTTCACAGCCTGCTCGTCAGGGTCTTTGGTGTCTTTGCCAATAACCTCATCGACGGCAGCCTTTGCTTTTGCACGTGCCTCTGCCTCGGCTTTCATTCGAGCCGCTTCTTCACGGATACGAGCAAGACGTTCTGCTGCCGTCTCGGTCGGCTTGGCGACTGGCGCAGGCTTTGGCGGCCCTTCAAGTTCAGCGGCTAGCGTCTTAGGAACAGCGACTTCGATGACGGTTTCCTGAACGTCTTTCAGCTTTGTGCGACCAGAAAGGAATGACTGAATGTCCTCTGGCGTTTTGATCGTGCCGTCTGCATGTGCCTTTTCCAGCGCAGCCAAATCACCATTGCGATCATTTGCACGAAGAGGTTCAAGAGACTTGCCAGTCTTATCGTTCAGAGCATCCAGCATATCCTGGAAAATGCGTGAAGGCCCGGTTTCTGGTGCGGCAAGTTCAGGTGCTCCCTCCGCATCGATAGAAATTTTGCGAATGTTCTGCGTCGAGATCAACCGCCACTGATCTGGTTTGCCTTTTTTCTTTGTAAGCTTTGCAGCTTGCCAAAGTGTAGGTGGTTCGTCTTTGCCGGCCTTTGCGCGCAGTTCGGCGTTAAGTTCATCAGCCTTCGCTTTTGCAGCGTCAATCGTGTCAAACTTAACTTGCAGCCCATCAGGGCCAAGCAACTTCTCACTGGACATGACAGGCTTCCAAGCATCACGAGCGGATTGACGAAGATAACCCGCAAACTCTGCTTGACCAGCTTCCCAGCCCTTGGTGTTCAAGACCTTGTCACGGAACGAGCCAACAGCATTGATCATCCGGTTACGAATGTCAATCTTTGCTTCTTCTGGCATTCCAGCAGGTAGACGTTTTTCTGCGTTAAGATACTCACGCTCAAAGATCTTTTGCGCTGCCTGACCTTCTTCTGTGGTCTTGAACCAGTTGTCCATCCATGCAGCACGTTCAGCGTTCTGCTGCGTTTGTCCACGAGGACGACCACCCTTGGCGCCACCAGCTGCACGTGCCGCAAGAATGTCTGCCGCCACTTTCTTTCGAACGGTAGCAGGCTTGACTGGATCAACGGCAACTTTGTTCAGCACGGTGTTGAGAACGGCTGTTGCGGCTTCAGTCGGCGTCGAGCCTTTGTTCAGTTCAAGCTCAAGCTGTTGCGTGACCTCGGACTGTGGAATTGGCGTTTCTTTCAACGCGTTAGCAGAGGCCACGACAGCCTCGACATCTTCCGAGCCTTTGATGTTCTTGATCTCTTCACGCAGAGCTGTGAGCTGCTTTGAAACTTCTTCCAAAACATTTTGAGGATTCTCGAGTGCGACTTTGGAAATCTCATCACGCTTTTGGCGATTGAGAAGCGAGAACTTTGAGTCCTGAAGCACATCCGAGTATTCTTCTGCCAGCTTGACACGAGCATAGTCACGCTGTGTCTTGTCTTTGATGTTGCGAAGTTCCTGCGACTTTGTCGTGTATTCAGTGACACGTTGTGCAAAGATGTCGCTAGCAGGATCAGTCTTTGCAATGTCAACACGAGGCTGAACGACTGGCTGCACGTCAAGCATACGAGGTTGCATGAGCGCAGGAGTGTCAATGATGGCAAACGGAATACTGCCTGCGACGTTAGCCAGGATGTTCTCCTTGGTAAAAACGTCACCAAGCTTTTTATCCGTCAATGCTACTTGTGCAGCTTCAACGCCTGTGATAGCCGCAGCATTATCACCGATGTATGCCGCAATCCGTTCTGGAATAGAACGAAGCGCAGTCGTGGCAACTGGTGCACCTTCAGCAGCAATGCCACTTGCAGCAGCTTGTGCCGCAGTCGCCGGAGCGACAACTGTAGTTGGCCCACGGAAGCCAACGGCAGCTGCGCCAGGAATCTTGCTGAGCGATCCAACGGCAGCGTTAACCAACGGCCTAGCTGCAGTCATTGCGCCAAGACCAATCGCAGGAGCCACTGCCGCTGCCGCGATATCACCTTTGCCACCACCTTGTTCATATGCACCAGCGGCTGACAGCGCGCTAGTAGCACCAAGGCCTAGTGCGGTTGCAGCGCCGGCTCCAAGACCAGCAGCTGCTCCGACAGGCCCAGCGGCCATCAACGGCAGGAAGTTGACGAGACCTCGTGGGAGACTCTCGCCAACTTGCTGGCCCGTTTCAGGATTTGCTCCAAATGCTTCAAAGATGCTACGGCCCGCTTGCCCAAAGCGCTGCGGAACTCCGGTTGCTTCCAGGCCACGGTCGATCCAGTAGCTGCCCTTTTTGATGGCGCCACCAATACCAGAAACGTCTCCACTGGAGAACTCGTTGCTGTTCGTTACGTAGTCTGCAATACGACTGAAGTCCTGCAGGGACATGTCGCCAACTTTAGATTGATTGGCGCGATACAGATCGTAGACTTCTTGGAAGGATTTAGGCATAGAAGGTTAATTAGTAGTTTTTCGGAATCGGGTAACCATAAGCATCCACTTCTCCAGCGATAGGAGGACTAACTGGGCGCGTTGTTGGTGGCTTAGTGCCAGCGCCAGCGTCTCCGATAAGATTTGCAAGCCAGTTTGCGATATTGTCCATCATCTGTCGCCCCGGCTGACCAATGACACGGCGAACGCCAGCAGTCAGCATATCAGCCGGAGTATAGCCTTCACCAGCTGCTTTTTGATAACCGAGCACACCGGTTGTATCCGGAGTCGGCGCAACGTAAGGAAGATTGTCATTTGTCGGTGCCGGTTCAATCGGGCCAACTACAACTTCTCCTTGTCGTGCATTAGCAATCGACTGATCAGCAGCCAGATTGTTAGCAAATGCCCTGAACATTTCCTGTTCAGACGCGCCAGGAGCCGTGCCAGCACCGAACTTAGCCGTCGATGGAACAGGCTGCTGAAAACCTCCGATGGGAACACCACCAGATGTCATAGGCGCATTTGCCATCATAGCACCGGAAAAGCCAACAGGCATTCCGTTCTGATCATATGCAACGCGAACATCGCTACCAGGTGTCTGAACAACCTTGCCGCGATTATCCGTCTGCATTGCGTTTGTGTCGTCAAAAGCTGTGCGAGTGCCAGACACACGCTGCTGCTCTTTCATCTGCTCGATCTGCGATTTCATGCCCGCAGGAACTGTGGAGCGCTGAGCATCAAGTGCAGCTTGACGAGCCGCGACAGAAGGACGATTTGGTCCAAACGCATCAAACCAAGCCAAGCCGGTCGGAGCGTTAGGATCTTCAATAGCACCACTCATTGTTCGACGAGTCATGCTTCGAGTGCCAGTGACAGGATTGACCTGACCTTGCTGCGCCTGCTTAAGCAGATTCATCTGACCACCAAACAGAGCTTGCAGATCTTCCATCGTGGTGCCTTGAGCGGCTTTCTCACGCGCAATCTGCTCCTGCGTTTTGACGGTTGCGACAGGCCGATCTGTTGCAGTCGGCGTTGCATTTGGATTGTTAGTTTTCTCGGCCATAATTACTGCTGTTGAGGTTGAAGCATCTGCTGGAACATTGCAAGCTGCTCAGGCGTGACTGCCATAGGCATCTGCTGGTTTTGCGACTGCATACCAGATAGCTCTGGCATACGCTGCTGAAGAATCTGATTAATCGCCTCTGGCGGAAGTAGATCACCAAGCGAACGAAGCAGACTGTCCTGCGATTGCTGCGCGGCCATCTGCGGCTTGAGACGAAGATTTTGAAGCATTTCAAGTTGTTGAAGCGCTCCTGTGGTAGTTTCTTGCGCAGCACGAATTGGCGCAAACGCAAGTGAGTAGGCGTCCATTCCTCCGCCTCGTGGTTGTTGTCCGATCATAGTGATTGAGCGATTGTAAGTAACGCCTGTGAATATTCGTCTGGTAGAACCTTAGGTGTTGCTGGCGTCAAGCTCGACCCTTGGAAAAGTTCAATTGGCTTTGCCTTGCCGTAATTTGTGCGGTTAAGAACCATTGAGCCGATCGGCAACGTAACGCTTTCGCGATCCATCCAGTAGCTAACGATAGAACGCAGCAATTGTTCTTTACAGTCAAACATCCACCTCAACTTCTCGTCAAACGTGCCGGCCCAAAATGGCGCACCAAGCTTTTCAGACAACGCTAGGCGTTCGACATGCCTGACAAAGAAATCGTTCAAGCTACGGCGAACAAAGATAATCGATGACTCTTGAAAGTCACGAAAGTTATCCGCGCCAGCCAAATACGCATTGCATGGAATAAACTGAAATCTTGTCGGCGTTGCACAGACCTGAATCTCCAGCGAAGGAAACTGCTTCTGCATGTAAGCCAACAGTTCCGGCTCGACAACATTCGGATAATCACAGAGCAGGGTAGACATTGAAAATGTTTTTGATGAGGTTGCTGAAACTATAATCAAGGCTGCGTTGAAAAGCCTGCGCACGGATGTCATCGCCATCATTAACGGCTTCACGCAACTGTGCAACGGCGCTGTCCAACAACGGCTTAGCAGCCAACTGACCTTCGTAGAAGTCATCTTCGCTTGGCTGCAACTTATATTCGACTGGATAACCAATAGCGAATTCTGTCGGCGCTGACCAGTTCGTATAGATGACTCTCATGCCACGGGCCATGGCTTCCAAGATCGTCAAACCGAATCCTTCGGCCTGGTGCAAACTGATCAACGCATCATGTTCCGCATACAGATTTTCCATCTCCTCTTCCGTCAAGTCGTTGTTAATCATCTGAATGTTTGCGGTTGGCCCACAGTTCTTCAAGATCCTAACATAATCCTGCGAAAGATTCTTTGCTTTGATCGTCAGGCTGACGTCTCGACGACTACCAAAAGCTAGTTGAAAAGCTCGAACAACATCAAACGGATTCTTCCGGACAATCCTTGATTGACTGTCAAAGATCGTCAAGAACTTAAACTGTGCATCTGGCCTCGGATTAAAGCAATACGTGCTTACGGCATGCGGCACTACTTTGCACTGAAAACCAGCGGCTTCAATCGCTTTGGCACAGAACTTGCTAGCTGTCCACACGACCGAGTAGTTCTCCAACGCGCGTTTTGCTTTGTCTGATAGCACTTCACTTTCCCAGACAAAATATGCAATCCTGTCACGATAAGAACCAAAACTACCGTTTTGTGAAACTCTTTGCAGCTCTTGTGCCGTTGAATGCACATAAAGCAAATCACCTTTGCCAGGCTGATCCTGCAGAACATTCACATGGTCAAGCACGCCAAGAGCTTTCACATTCAGCGTGAAAGCCTTAGCGATACCTGTCGTATTCAATGGGCCGTATGCGTCAATCATCCGAGATCAGTTTCTTCTTTCAGTGTGTCGATTTTTGGATAGCGTGGCTCAGGTCGTTTTTCTCGCTCTGACACCATCTGCTTAACATTCTCAACCGTTGATGCGAACTTTACAGGCCCGCTAACCCCGGCGTAATCAAATTGGGAATTTTGATATAAGTTCGAGTCTGCTTCCATAGATTGTATTTCCACTGTTCAATTTCAACACCGACCAAAACACGATAGCCACTGAGCATCATCGAGACATATACCGAAGCGTTTGGCACGCTTTCTGGAATGCTTTTCTCCAGCGCCCTTGTGAAATAAACGCCAGCCCATTGAGGGTCATCCCTGGTCATGATCGAGATTGTGAAGCCTGACGAGATCTCCACACAACGCCAAATGCATGGCGCCGAGTTCGTAATCAAACTGTTGTAGTTCAGACTACGCTGACCAAGCCTGGCCTTAAAGTCGTCAGTCATAAACTCATAGTTGAAACCAACTTGAGCAGAAAACGATGATGTATAGAACTGAAAAACTTCTGGAGCCAACGGCCTGTTTGGATGATATGTCGTAATGACGTCAGCCGGCACAGTCAGCACCTGTCCAGGCTTTTCATTAAAACCGGAGATTGTTTTGGCAGTTGTTGCAGCCGATCCGCCAAGATAAAGTTGCTGCAAGTAATACTCATCACCAGGAGCTAGCCAACCAGGAAACTTATACTGAATGTTCCTCGTCGTTTTATAGCTCTTACCAAGCACTGCATCGTTCAGCGTTTTCCTTGTCTCAAGCACACGCAGATTGTCCATCTGCTTAGCTTCGATTTCAACTCGTGGCTCCTTCGTATACACAAAGCTAGCCTTATCACGAATGCGACGAGTAATTGTCACAGCTTCATTCGTTTCCGGCTCGATCTCATAATCCACAAAATCTTGCCAGGCCGCGACATAAAAACGTGTGCGAAGCTTTGTGCCAACTGCAATCTTTTTATCTTGAATTGCAACATCGAGATATGTCGCATTTGGGTTGTCGTTCGTTCCAACCACTTCAACTTTCTTCATTACCTGCGCCGCTTGCAAACTCGGCACCCAATCCCTCAACGTGATCTGCTCGGCACCGGCTGGAGTTACGATATTGATCTCGCTGCTCATGGCCCTTTCGCGAGTTTCAGCTTCCAAGCTCCAACCTTCCGTGTTAGACTTGCCACTGATAGCAGTATAGCCAGAACCGTAAGCTTGTGGAGGCGAGAACACTGTTGTTCCAATGTTGCCAGGCCCTCCGTAATTCGTGTGCGTGAGAATGACAAAAGTAAATGTGTTCAGCGGCCCCGGAAGAAAGTGATTAAACGTAAAAATATTACCAGTTTCCCACTGATAACTGTAACCAACAGGAACGAAGATTGAGTTCAAAACAGCTTTGAAGGCATTCCAAAACTGTGTTGGCGTTGTAGATTCTTTAAGTTTTACCTGATTAGGTGTCGAATAATCGTCAACAAGCAGGCCAGGTTTAATATAAACATAGCAACTATGACCGATAGCATCGATACCGTTCTCGGTATAAGTAGCGCCCAATGACACCATGTAGCCAGGAACAACTGAAAACTGTCCAAGATTATACGTGGCTTTTGCGGTTGCTTGCCCAGCAACTCGTTGCCGTTTTCTCAAAATGTCCAGTCCACCAAAGCGCTCACTTGCTTGCTCAACATCGATCAGAAGCGGAAAACTTTCCATCGTCTCCGTCACTAGCATCTCATGATTCTGATCCATCCTCGCCCTAGTGGCGTTAAGTAGATTAAGCGAACCATCTGGAAGGGCTGTACCGGTTGGAACGACCTCACGCGTCTCACGAATCAACGAGCCGTCATCAGCTGTGCGATAACGAAAGGTGATAGCCGCAGCGTTGACGTCGATCTGAACAAAACGATGGCGAGATTGTGTGTGATTACGCTCGTTGTAGACGTAAGGTTCAAACACGCCAAAAGTGCCCACGTCGGGTGCTGAGCCTTGTGGAATGGTTTCCTCATAAATAGCAAACGGAGCGCCAGCAAAATCTTTGCCGAATGAGCGCTGCTCAACCATCACAAACTGGTTGCGCTGACTAGTAGGAAAACGATATGGCGTGTCGCGGTTTGGCATAATTACGGATAGTAAATGGCTTTAGCGAAGCGGAAGGCGTCAAGCTCGTGCAGTGTGAGTAGTGCACGGTCAGCATTTTGCTGTGGAGGATTCAGGTTGCCTTCTTGACGCGGAACAAAGTCCTTGACGAGATGATTGAGTTCAATGATGGCGGCCCAGAAAAGATAGTCATGGCCACGAGTCAGCATCCAGTCAGTGTAGTTATTGGCAGCACCGCGATAAGTCGACATCCAAGTTTGGCAATCCAGCAAGATGGTTGCATTGGACGTAAGTGCTGGATCAATCCGAAGGCGGTTACCGTGAATCACAAGCTGACGCTTTGAGCGAGCACGATAAGGATTGATCATGTCGGCATCCGAAGGATAACGACGATATTCGTATGTGCGCTCGATCTTCTGCGAGCGTAGCGAGTAATCCTCTTGCATACGAACTTCAAGAGGATAAGGTTCATTGTTCTGGAGAATCCAGGCACTCTCGATTGTCTTGAGAGTGGCCACAGGAATATCAGCTCCTGAGGGCTGGACTACCAGCTGAACTTGAGTCTTCTGCGCGTTCCAAGCATAGGTGCGCTCGGCATTGATACGAGCAGTTTCCAACGCTTCGATGATCAGATCTTGCCCGCTTGCAACGAATTCAGCTTCGGCACGCTGCAAATACCTTGCGATCTTCTGACGAATTTGACCAATGTTCATACTGATAGTCCAGCTTAGGAGTTACTTAGTTGCCGCCGTATCCACGGGAGCCGAGGGAACCAAAGGAAGGCTTCTTGGCGAAGTCCTTCTTCAGGTTAGATTCGCCAGACTGCACCATGGCAGGCTCACGAGCTTCGGTAGAAAGCATCTTCGTGTCTTTCACGTCAACGCCTTCGAGTTTGGGAGGGGTATCAAAACCCATTTTCTTGATGTCCATATTTGGATGTGTTGGATGTTTTGGTTACACGTCACCACCAACGAGGATGGTCAGGGTGCCGGTGAAGTCAGCAGGAGCGTCCGTTGCGGAAGCCTTGAGAAGAAGGTAGCTACCGTCCAAACTGGGAGCAGCGACCACGATGTTGGAATCAGAAGCAGACACACCGTTGTGAGCTTCTTTGATCTTGGCAAAACCAAGAGCCGAGGCGGGAATCTTGTTCGTCGTTCCGCCCTGACCGGTAAGGGTCAGGACGAATTGACGCAGAGTGAAGTTGCGGCCAGGCTGACGGTGTTCCCATCCGTCAACAAGTTGAACCGCAGTCTTTGCGAGGTCAGCCATATGGTTAGTTGATGATCTTGCCGAGGTTTTCGATGAACATCGAGCGCTCAGGGAACTCGATTTCCAGACCAGCTTCAGTCATCCATTCGTCGAGGCGATAATCCGCATCGTTCGGCTGGCGATTCTTCAGCAGGGTGGTGTCGGAGTCCTGATACGGACGATAGGACATGCTGCCCATGTCCACGATCATGGCACTGGACTGGAACATCGGATTCTCGTTAAAGACCGGACTGGTCTTGAAGTGGAGAAGACCGTTTTCAGTCTCGTACGTGGTGATCTGCATTCCGTAGGTGGTGTCCTTCTCGTTGTAGGAGCGAACGACCATGCCGTTCTTCTTCGCAGCCTGGTTAAAGCGGTGAAGGAACAGAGTGTCACACAGAGCCAGCTTCTCGAAACCGATCGAGGAGTTGTAGAGGAACAGACGACGCATCAGTTCGTCCCATTCTTCCAGGGTGACGTTGCCGCCAGCCAGGTTGATGTGACGCTTCTGGTCGTAGTCACGCCAGTCGACGTTGGAGAGGTCGGCTTCACCAGGACGGTATTCGAACAGACCACCGTTGGTGGTGTTGCCTTTGTCCCACTGGTCAAGATACCACATCAGACCACCGAGCTTACGCTCAGGCATCGTGAAACCATCTTTGGTCGTGGTCATGTCAGTCTTGAACTCACCGAAAAGGAAGGCGAGTTCCATCATGACAGAGTGGCGAACCTGAGCTTCACGGGCAGCCTTCTTGTAGACGCCGGTCTTGTCCCACTTCATGCCCATCTTGAGCGCGTTGCGAGTCCAGGGGCCGATCGACGTACGGAAGATCTGGGTTTGGTTGTAAAGGTCAACAGGGAACTTCACGCCGCCGGCATTAGCACGATCGCCTTCAGGCGTCGCGGTGCCGATGGCAGCGATGTTCAGACTGTTGTTGGCCGTGGTGTTGCGAACACCAGTCCAGGTTTCCAGAGCGCGCAGAGTCAGCACGTTCGTGTCGGTGTTGATCGAGGTAACGATCGCACGGCGAGCGGTGCGGCCGCTGCCAACGGTCAGTCCCTTGACCCAGACGATGTCACGAGTGCGGAACTCTTCCGCATTTGCAACGACGAGACGGAGAGTACCGCCATCCGCCACCACGATACCAGTGCCGCCGTCGGTTTCAGCCGTGCCATCTTCCTTGACGAACGGGCCAACAGAGTTGGCTCCGACAGTCGTGGAACGAGGAGCTTTGTATCGCTCTTCGTAATGGTCGAACCGGGGCTGGTTCGTGATTTCAGTGTTGTCAATCATGGACAAGAAGGCCATGAGTGGCGCCATGCCGGTGGGGTTTTCCCACGCAAGCCGACGCCGTGCATTCAGGTGTTTTTGTGCCTCAAGCGAGGAGGTAGAACCAATACCGAACATAGGTCGTTTATTTTTTGTTTTGTGTTGAGTGAGCCACTTCGATCACGGGATTAGTCCCAGAGTTCGTTGTAAGGCTCTTTTTTGCCTGGCCGACCAGGAGAACCAGCAGCGCCGCCATTGTTGACCGAACCGGCCATCTGACGTCGAGCAGGAGCCTGTGAAGGCCTGAGCGAGAATGTTGGATTGAACTTCCGAATCGTCTGCTGTGCAAACGAAGCAACCATGCGGATGCCTTCTTCGGGAGTTTTAGGACGATAGCCCGTCGCACGAAGGGCTTCGAAGATTTCAGGAAGGGAACCTTCCACAGTTTTCAGTGCCGGATAGGCTTTGACAACGTCATTGATGACGGTGCGCCTGGCGGATTCGCGACGCTGCTCGGCAAAGCTCTGCTCAAAGCCACCGACCTTTTCAGCCAGCTGCTGATGCAGAGCCTGAGCGATGGTAAGAACAGATTTTTCACGCGCATCGAGCAGTTCTTGGAACTGCTTGGCGCGGTCAGCCGCAGGCTTCTCAGGATCGAGTAGCGCAGTCAAGTCAGCCTCCGTGATGTCACGATAGCCGATCTGTTTGCGAAAAGCTCCCTGGTCAAACTGCTGTTGCTGTTGCTGCTGTTGCTGTCCACCGCTACGAAGAGCGGCAGTCACGGCTGCGGCAATGTCATCCGGGCCAAAGCCAGGCGAGCCGCTACGGCGTGAAGGAGGCGGATTGCCACCAGCAGGCGGCTCATTGCCGTCGTCATCACGTTGACCACGGTAGTCAGGACTATCTGGATCGTCATGGATGGCAGGATCGTAGTCGTCTGGCGTATTGTCGTCAGAGCCGGCTGGAGGATCGTCCTGCCAAAGATCGTTGTCACCATCTTCTGGACCGCGAAGTCCGTATTTATCAAGGTTCCATTTCATGTTGGGCGTTCAGTTTGTTGTTTTTCTTTCTTCTCCGTTTCGACCTTAATTTGTTGGGCGAGCCGATCGAATAGCTCGTTTTGAAGTTTCATCTGCGACAGCGTACCAATGACTTGCTCACGAGTGATGACATCAGCGACATTGTTCACAGGCGTCAGAATCAACTCTTCTGCCATGTTACGTTGCCGCTCATACTCATTGTTAAACCACTGGCGGAGGAGTCCCTGGGGTTGGAGTTGCGCCAGGAGCTGCTTGAGATCCGATAGTTTGCTGTCCGAGATTTGGAAGGGCTGGCGCTGGAAGTTTGAAGCGGCGTGTTTGGATTCCGCGGAGCGCGTAAATCTCTTCCATAAGTTTGTCAACATCATACATTTGGGCTGTTTGTGGGTTTCCGATAATCGCGATAAGAAGTTCCTGCATCGACTGAGCCAAGAAGCCTTTCTCGCTCGGCATCGTGTTCTCAAATGTGAACACGTCACGAGCACCGATCAACTTCTCAACATCTTCTGGACTGAACTTCTCATAAAGTTCATCAAGGTCAGGCCGTTCTCCAAGATACTTCGCGAACATCTCGTAGGACAAACCGTAACGCAGATTGCACAGCATCTTACGGCCCTGCGGCGCATAGCAATCTGTCCAGAGCAACGTCGCAATCATCTTCATGCGGCTTGACGCTCCGCTGTTAGCGGCACGATTTTCAGTCGCACTGCGCCGTCCTGGGCTGAACTGACCCATCGCATTCTCATTCACACCAGTCACCATCAGAAGCAGCCGCTGCATGTTATCAGCTTCGCTCATGTTGGTCGCCGTGTTGTCACGATACTCAAGCTGCTTCACATAACGCTCGATGCCATTCTTTGGCGCTCCCTGCATCGTCGTAATGATGTCGTTTCCATTTGCCAACGACGCCATGTCGATCACGGATGGGTCAACAATCAGATTGCGACCGAGGTTCTTCCTCAGGCCCATCACGCGTGCGTTGATCAGATACGTCACGATTTCCTGAATGGAATGAATCGTGTCGCACAACGAAGCGCTCAAGGTTGTGCATGTATCCGGCGAGAGCAGGCCGACATTGTGCGGAAAGTCATCATGCACGTAGCCGTAGCGTTCGATAGAAACAATGCGCTGATCATTCGCAATGCGAACCAAGTGCAGAATCTCATACTCTTCCGGGCCGAGATCGAAATCTTTCGGAATCAACCGAACATAATGCTCAGCCAGCACGACAACAAAGTCATCATCCTCGCTCATGTTCCGGCTGTTGTATTGCTCATCGTAAAGCATCGACAGCGCGTTGTTTTTCATGCGGCGATCCCAGGCGTCAGCGGCCATCCGCTTCACATGCTTGATGCCAGCCACCAGTCCTTTGCGCTCCAGCTGCTTGATGTAGTGAATCTTGTATTCTTCTTCATCAGCAACCCACAGACCTTCCCGCCACCGAGTCAATGGCAGCGAAACATCCGGAAAGAACTTGAACGGCGAAAGGTTGTTGATGATGTTACCTTCGTAACGCACAACTTCACGGTCACCGTTAGAAACCAGGTCGAAAAGATTCGAACCATTGATATTCTGCACAGAAGATTGTCCAGGAACCCAAACAGTTTGACGAACCCAGACTTCTTTCGTCACCGTGATGCCCATCCTGGCAGCATCCAGCAAAGACTGGTAGAACTTGCTGGGCCAGTGGTTTTCCTGCATTTCACCGTGCAGAAGTTCCTCAGCAATTTCACGGATATCGCGATCTTCGTCGCCAACCTGTTCAAACTCATAGAACCTCCTGTTCTGCTGCATCAGCAAGAAGCAGAAAGCGACAAAAGTCTGAACCTGTGCAAAGCTCATTGGCACCACGAAACGCTCAGGCTCACCAACTTCTTCGGCTTCCAGGTCATTCTCATTCCTTGGCATTTCGCCACGATAAACGGACAAATTCCTGCGCCACCGTGCATACTCTTTGCCCATGATATCACGCGACCTGCTGATATTGTCTTGAAGACGATCAAACAGTTCCTTGATATTTGCAGGAATGATTTCTGCTTCGAGCAGTTTCTTAATTTCTTGATCCATAGGAAGGGCGATGACGATGGGGATCTGTGATAAACGCTGGACTACGCAGTCCACCGGAGCTTCGCAGCTCTTTCATTGCTGTTTTTGCGTTGTTGACCGACAACTTTGGCAATCCGAGATTCTTAAAACTTGTCGATCTGCGCTCAGGCGAAACATAGTGCAGGCCCGAATTAACCAAACGATAAAGATTCTCCATCATGTGGTCAGGAGCCTTCGCATAAGGCTTACCCGTTTTCGGGTCAAAGACGTAACGGTCAAACTCGTGCATTGTCTCAGCCAAAGCTGGCGAGAACTTTAGCACAGGCTGGCCGTTCCTATCACGTTCTTCCAGTTTCGCCTGGACGTTCAGAATACCACGGCTAAGGTCTTTGTCTGCAGGCTGCACTGTCAGGCCTTCCAGATCAAAGTCATCAACCATGCACCTGCCATCGTTCGGATGTTCAATGAACGCAATCGGATCGCACAGAATCAACTCAGGCTGCCGGCCTTTCAACGCATAAAGAATCTGCCGTGCCAGGATCTTCGTCAGACAAGCATCGAAAATCTCACGATAGAAGTATGTTGTGCCAAACGGACTTGTCGCAGCAAACAGCACAGCATGTGGAGTGCTTGGATGTGGGTCAATCGCGACGCGCACTGTGTAGTTATCCGGTGGCGTGTAATGATCTTTCCAGCCAAATGGCACACCATCGTAACAATGCTCACTAGGATCGAACTGCGAATAGATCGTGCCGGCCAATGCCTTTGGCTTACCGTTGATTCGGGCATCCCAATGCTCTTTTGGAATGTCCTGCTTGAACATTTCGATATCTTCCTTTGACAAGTTCTCGTTGTCATGAGTCGAACCAGTGATAAGCCACTTGCTCTCCTTCATGATCTCTAGACCTTCATCAAAGACAGAGCGAATCTGCCCAGGCGGAAAGAAATAATCATTAATCCACATCTCTGTGATCGGCGTGCAGAGGAACCAAGCACTACCACCACGGTCAATCAAGCCACGAGCATACGCTTCCCACATGCCCTGTGGAATCGGCTCATCCACATGAATGAAATCCCAGTCACTAGATTCATGACCTTGTGGATTTGACAGATAGGATTTAACAGTATCAATGAAGATCGTTGAGATTCCTCCATGGATACTGTGAATCAGAATCTTACAGATCTGGCCTGTATTGTTCTTTTCGACGCCAGCAAACCATTCGGTCGGCAACAGCTTGAAGAACTTGCCACGCAGCGCTCCGTCGTTCTGATTCGTAAAAATTTCATCAGCCTTTTCCCAGTCCTGCACAAGCAGCACGCCTTTGACCGGACGTTTTGGAATACCAATCGTTCTTTTCGGATCTCCCTCAGGAATCCAGGCGCGATAACCGCGGCAGAACGAAATATCTTCCGCTGTTCCTGCAGTGCTTTTTCCCCACCTGTTACCAGTCCGCACATACCTACGCTTGCAGCTTGCCGCGCCGTGAAATGACACTTGCTTCGGATGTGGTTTGTAGTAAAGAATGCCATTCGCCTTCTTGTGCTTAACGCGGTCTTCCAGCATCTGCTTCTTCTGTCGAAGCAAGAGCAACCTAGCGTTCGACAAAGCCTGCCGATCGTTTGCGATTGTTTCTGGAGTGTTCTCTTCCATGGTTGGCTTAAGCTACTTTAGGCGACTCAGACAGTTGGTTCTGCTGCCACGGCTGTGGTTGTGTAGGAAAGATCGAGTTCGATCAGATAGTTACGAGTGACGACAGACGGGTCGGAGATGAAGTCGTGGTCATCCATACGAACACGCGCAGGCTGACCAGAATTTCCTTGAGCGTCCCAAAGGCGTTTGAGCATCTTTGGAAGTTCGAGAAAGAAGTAACGGATATCTCCGGTTGTGCGGTTGGCTTGAGCGGCAGGTAACGTGTTCAAAGCTGGTGGCAGTCCAGTCAGCCCAGTGTTTTGAATGTTGAACCAAATGCGGTCAGGAACGCAAAGATTTTTAGTGATGCCGTTCGTAAAGGTCTTGTTTGTCTGCGTACCCTGCCAGGAGGCTTTGTCGGCCACGTTGAACGTGATGTAGTTCGTGGAAACTGTGACGTTTCGGATGTAGTAAATCGTGTTGGCAACGATACTGTCGAAGCTAGTGCTGAAAAAGATCGGGTCGTCGTTGCGAAGAAACTGGCTCATGCCCTCGCCATTCATCTTGAAAAGCGTGGTTGAGGTAGAGAGGACACTAATGACGATGCCGTTGTCAAGACGAGCACCAGCACCGAGCCAAGTTTGTGGTTTTGCGTCAAAGGCCATAAAGTTAACGATCGTCGCGATCTTTGATGATTGTTGTGTGATTGCCTTCACACAAACGTGAAATCACCCAACCGAGTTGGTGTGGTTTGTTTGAAAGCGGGCCATCCAGCGCAAGCGAAACTTTTGGATGCCTGGCTGAAATCCAGTTAGAAAGAGCGACTTCGTCACAACGCCAGTCGTTTCCGTCGACTTCAATCTCACGAATGTAATCGACGAGATCAAGACCGCCAACGCGCGTAACAGCGCAACGGCCCATGACTGTCAGTGGACGGCGCGAAGGGCAATGCCAAATAAGGACATCGTTTTTGACAGCAAGTGAAGCAGCTGCAAGCCGATCTTCACGGGCTGGAACCTCTGGCGTATCCATACCACGAAACCATGTCCAGTCATATCCGAGTTCGCCACCAAGGTAACGCCACATATGTCGCGCGTAGCCCAACTCCGGCGACGTGACGTCAAAAACTCGAGTTGTGGGACCCACTGGCACAGACATGCCTGGCTCGCGAAAGACCAGTATATCGTAACCCTCTTGTCCGTTGATGACGAACTCAGAAAAACTGCGAAGGTGCTTGTTAGCATCGAACCGATCCGACATGTAGGCGCAGACAGAGATAGCACGGTCGTGCTTCTTCTCGCCTGATACATGTTGGAAAGAGAGTTTCATCGGCCGAAAGCTGTGAAGATAGCAGAAAGAGCACCAGGATTCATTTTGTATGCTCCTGTCGGAAGTTGCTGCGAATCCATGCTGTATTGACTGCCAGCGATAGGATCAGGTGGCATCAGTTCGCCCTGCCGGTAAAAATCAGAATTACGCAGTTCATTCTGTCTGCCCATGGCTTGGCCTCGGTAATAGTCATCCATGGACTTCATAGCAGGATTGCCGAGATTGAGCAGATAAGGGATCAGCGCATCAGCAAGAGCTTGCTCGTTAACAGGTTTAATTTCCGTTGCAAAACGATTTGCAGCGTTGAACGGTGCGTTGTAGCCGTCACGAGCCTGCACCATTTTTGCAGCTTCGCTAACAACGTTAGCAGCTAGCATGGGACTGGGCCGAGTCGAGGCCATTCCAAAATCAGTTGGCATATTAAATAAAGGTTAGTAGAATTTCAGAAAGCTTTTCAGCGACTTCCAACCGCTTGGCTGGGTCAAGAATCGCTTTGCGATCTGTTGCGTTGTCGATGAAACCAAGTTCCAAAAGGAAGCACGGTTGAAAGGACATGATGGCAAGACGAGAATGCTGGCTTTCGCTTTCTGTCTTTGCGCCACGGTCAGGGATACCAAAAATCTTGGCGACGGTCGCGGAAATCTCAGCTGCTTTGTTCTTGTGCTCATTCCCCCGATAGAACACTTCGACACCTGACGCACGACCGCCGCCTTCGTTGCAATGCACGGAGAGCATCACAACTCCATTGTAGCGACGCGCCACCGAAGCACGTTCAAACACTGGAGCGGGATCTTTTGCATTTGCACGTGTGCGCACTACTTTCACCGTCGCTTGAAGCAGTGCGCGAATTTCGTTCACATAGTCCATTGCAATCGTAGCCTCTTCGACACCAGCAGCGACGGCTCCAGTGTCGTAACGTCCAATGGCACGGTTACCAAGACCGTGACCAGGATCGAGAATGATTGCTTTGGCGCTCATGTTAGTTATTCTTACGAGCCAGATAGGAAAGTCCGATTTCGCACAGAGCGGTGATCAGACTAGTGATGCCAACAGCAATGGTGGTGACTTCACTCGCATGGCCGTTCAGTTCAAGCCACGTATAGAAAGGAATCAGCACATAGGAAGCACCTTTCAGCACTTGGCGAATGAGCCAACCACGAGAAGTTGTAAGAATGGCGAGAAGAAGTTTCACTTGGAGCTTGTGGGTTGAATTTTGACAGCGCGATATTCTTCGCGAAGCTCAGCTGCTTTCTTGCCGATAGAAATGGAAAGAACAGTCAGCCCGTGGATATCCGTGCCTGTGTGTTTAAGCACAAAAGGCTCCAGCGTAGCGAGGCAGCTTGTCAGCGAAAGGCAAGCACAGGAGAGGATGATTCGAGTTTTCATTTCTTTGTCTCGTTGGTTTTGGAAAGGCTTTGATAGATCAGACGATCGTGTTCACGAACAGTCAATTCAACTGTTGTAATTCGCTTGTCCTGATTGTTGATGGTCGTTTCAAGGCGCCCTTTGATTTCTCCAAGGGAAGATACTTGAATAACAATCGTGGCCAACGCCGTGATGACGCCAAGCACGACCAGAACAGAGTTAGATTTCTCAACACTCATGGCAAGAAGTAAGGCGTATTTGACGCAATGATCGGATTTCCCGTGGCAGCCACAGTTGCAATAGAAGAGATCGAATAGTCGCAAGCGTTGGCAGTCAATTCATTGATCATGCTGTGATAAATGTAGCAGCCACCACCTGTTCCTACGCTGCCATCGGTTCCGGGAGGGCCATCGCCGTCTGGGCCAGCACCACCAGGGCCACCCAATCCGCCACTACCATATTGCGATTGCACGATACCGACTTTGCAGAAAGACATTGTGATTGTGGCGCCATTACCGCCCTGGCCGCCATTACCGCCGCCATTGCCATAGCCTTCCTCGGAAGAGCCACCGGCTCCACCAGCACCACCTGTGCCGCCATTTGCAACAACAGAACCTGCAACGATTCCACTGAGTTGAAGTTCAGACGCGTCACCGCCAGTTCCGCCATCGCTGCCAGGACTTCCAGGCGAACCTGGAGAACCGGTCGTGCCAGTGACACCGCTTGAATTGATTTGCGTGATATAAACGTTTCCGTCACCACGAATAACGTTAATACCGCCGCGACAGGTGATCGTTCCAACTGTCGACACGGCGTAGCCCATGCCGCCAAGGGTCACGTTGTCATCCCAGCCGGATAGCGAAGTCGTAATGTTGCCAAAGGAGCCAACACCAAAAAAGAGAACAGCGGGTGCAGCAAGCGCCACCGCCGCATCATAAGCTGCCTGCGCCGTGAGATATGGCAACTCAGGTGTGCCATTCGCTGTCGTATTATTGCCGTGAGCAGCAACGTGCAGGACTTTCTTCGTCGTGGCTGCAATCATCCCGATGTTCGTGCGCATCGCCGACTTGGCGTTCGATTGCATGAACGTGTGAATGTCCGCAGAAACTGTAATAGGACTGGGATGAGACATAAATTAAACTTCCGGTTGATGATAATACTGCGAGCTGTCTGGTGACACGTAGTAGTAAGTTTCCGTAGGGTCTTGATAGTAGCCCTTAGGATGACCGGCCCCAGCGCCTGGAGCAGTATCGTTACTGATGACGCTGAGGCCAAGTCCGAACATATTAGTTCTTGTAGAGGATTGCGGTTCCACTGACCACAGACAGTGACTTCAGCCGCATCGGAAACGAGCGAGCAGGAAACGTCAGACCGTCAATGCAACCAGCTGCGGCTTTGTAACCATCGTAAAAGACTGCAGTGTCAATTTCGACGTCCGCAAGAACGTCCATGACATAGTAGTCTCCATCAGGTGCTGGCGAGCTAGAGGTCACAACGACCAAGCCCGCATCTCCAAAGTGGCGAGTCATGGTCGTGTATTAGTAGAGGCTAGCGACCGGCACCTTGTCGGCCGTGAACGTGGTGGGAGGAGTGATCGACGTGGCGATCGTGCCGAAGGTCTGAGTAAGACCGTTACCGAGCACGTTCGTGCCGACCTGGCAATGAGCAGGCACGCTGCGGAACTTAGCGGTCGTGCCGTTGAACGTCAGACCAATCCAGTAGTAACCAGGTTCAAGGTCAATCGTGGTAGCGGCCTCGCCAGCGGCGTTCAGTGCAAATGCAACCTGCTGAGCATTGGCGGCCGTTCCGACCGTTGCGCCTGCGGCAGCGCTCGCACGAAGCAGTGCACCGCTTTCGCTGTACAGCGTGGCGATCACTTTATCCGTGCCGCCGACAGAGCCGACAAGATTCTGGATACCGGTAACGCGACATGGAGCATCAACTCGCACACGACCAACATAAACAGTGCCGTTGGTGCAGGCCGTGTCAGTTCCGCTTGTCGCAGCGGCAGGCTGCCAGGTTCCGCCGGCAGGCTTACGCGTGACGTTGATGTCGTAACCCAGATTTTCGTTAACCTGGTCGATGACGGACTGCAGCTGATCGAGCTGACCGTCGTTGTTTTGAACTTTGGTAATCATAGGATAGTTAGATTTTGTTCAATGGTTTTAATCTGTTCGCTGAGATTGTCGATCTCATCCAAACCTTCAGCCGATCCATTAGTCGGTTGAACTTTTTCGCGACCAATCGGCCCAAGCGTTCTGGCCAGAATAGCCTCACTTGCTTTCAGCTGTGTCGCAGACGAGATGTTGTCACCGCCGGCCGCAATATTGATGATCGTCATGGCAGCAGCCGCAGACGCGTTTTGCAACAGCTTGAACGCACCATCTTCGATGCGCTCATTGTGAATGATGTTAACGATCTCCTGCTGGAACCACGGCTGCTTGAAAAGCATCTGCACCGAGGCGCGGCTTTTGCCGACCGCTTCCGCCACCTGCTTCTGCGTCAACCCTTGCGCAATCAAATACGCTGCTTGCCTGTGCCACGCGTTCTCTTTCTGAATGATCTGCGTTGGCGGTTTCCTTCCGTGCAGCAACGGCGAAGTAGAAGGCATCGGCGCTGGCGTCTCGCGCGGACTCAGCAGGCCATCCATTACGTCAAAGTCGTAATCGGTATCGCGCGAACTTTTATTCGCTTGCTGAAGGTCTGCTTTGCTGAAACTCATGGCTTAATCGGGCGTGGCGCTGGCTTAGGCTTGTCCATCACGAAGCCCTGGAAACCCGTGGGCTTTGCTGGTTCTGCGGTTGGTCTTTCGGACATGTCGCATTATAAGGCGGTTTCGGAAAGGCGCGAGTAGTAAAATGTAATTCTTTTCAGCCTACGAACCTGTGTAACTCTTACGCACCTCGGCCCGTGGCCCAGTCGCCTTAAGCTGCTTAAGCCCACTGCGCGTTTAACGCGTCTAATGCGTTCAAGGCGTCTAGCGCGCTTGGCCAGACTCCGGGTCGTTTTCGATTGTTTTGCGGTGGAGATAATACCAGCATCGGCGACTCCAGAGGGCAAGGGTACCCTTCTTACAAGCGCACCTCAGGCAAGGTTAAAGTAGAGTGGTGTCCGAACCAAGCGGCAAGCGGGGTGCGGAATGGGCCGGGCGAACATCCCGGAGGCATAACCGGAGAGGGGAGAGTATCCCCTACAAAGCCGAAGAACTGGGGGACTGGTTCCTAGGGCGACACTCCGAGGCCGGACAAATCCGGACGCCTGCTTGGCGGAACAGTGGCTAGTGCGAGCGAACTGGCGCGAAGATGGTAGCAATACCGGAGCGAATAGCGGCGCGATGATGCACGGCCAAAGTGTGAATGTTTGTAATGTTTGGACATTCCGCACAAGGTAGTTGACAACGAAAGTTGAACGGCTATCTTGTGCGGCAGTCCGGACATAAAGTTCGGCAAGCAACAACGAACAAACAACAAACATGGAACTACTTATCCCACATAATGTCATCGGCGATGTTGAAAAAACCAGCAAAGGTTTGAGCATTAGGCTTGACGGCATTCGCTGGACAAACGAGCAGTCAGAAGCCTTTGAGAACATGGCAACAATCTTTGCTTTCAAAGGTCGGGCGCGTGAAGAGCTTGAAGAAGCAATTAGTAATCTTGCCCTCTTTGAATTCCTGCGTAATTGTATTGTCAAATGAGCAGACACACGGGGCAGGCAGCAACCCTGCTTGCCTGCCTCGTAGTCTGGCCATAAGGCTAGAAAACAACAAACAAACAACAAACATGAAAACGACACACACCTATGCAATCAAGAGCTTCGGCAATACGACGGCAATTGACCGGGAGATCGACATCTCCTGGCCTGAAACGTTGGATGCTTTCGTGGCGAACGTGCCCGGAGGAGCGGAGCGGGTTTACAGCCTCCTGCGCGGTTTCGTGGCGGCGCACCACGTCCAGAGCAAGGTTAAGTCGGCATTCGGTGCCGAAAAGCCTAGTGATGAACAGCGCAAGCTGATCAACGCGGTAAAGGATGAGGAAGTGCTCACTGGCGTGGACTTCGTGCCGGGCGAGCGTGGCAAGGAGGATGAAGTTGTTAAGAAGATTCGTGCAGCCGACGGCGACGGTAAGCTCACCGCGGAAAAAATCGACGAGCTGGCAACCCGCTGGGGCGGCCATGCGAACGATGCAGAGGAACTGATCGAAGTTTATCTCGCCTGGAAAAAGCGCCAGGCCATGAGCAAAGACCTGGGACTGTAATGGAAGTCGGCAGGCAGGGCGGCAACGTCTTGCCTGTCGGATTCCGGGACAACCGGACGGTGCGTTAAACGCGCCTAACAACAACAACAAACAACACAACACTATGTCACACTGGAGCTGGAACGAAGAAGAAGCCAAGAAGTGCAGTGCCGCGCGGAAACGCGCCCAAGGCCGTGTCAAAGAAATCTTTGGCGCAGTCCTGGCGTCTGCCGCAATCGGCATCGGCCCAAGAAGCGTGCTGGAAATCGCCGATAGTGGCGAAAACGACAAGCGCGTGCCCAACAGCCGTGCCGCTCTCGAGGCCCAAAAGGTCGCTGATATTCTCGGCCTATAAACGCTCAAAGCGCCCGGTCGCGTTAAGTAGCTTAAGCCAACAACGCGGCCAGGGCGTTAGGAGAGTTTTAAAACGAGACGACGTTCGTTCGTTCGCCCGTGCGGATTTTTAGCTCTCGTGCGTTGGAACGGCGAGACGAACGCACGATGCCACTCGCTCACCGCCTCGCTCGGTGTGTGGGCGTGGTTCGTGGGTTGGGTGATTTATATATATGAGAGATAATAATACAGACACCAAACACCAGACAGTCCGGCAACGGCTACCAAACAGCTAGCAACGGCATCCGTGCGTGGCATCGTTCGAGCGAGCAGGGCCAAAAAATCCGCACGCACGAACGGCCGAGCGATGAAAGC